TTTATTTTAAGTAATCAATTCCCAAACATTGACAAATAAGTACATATTGCCTCATAACAAGCCAAAATTTACCGTTCTCCATTCTGTTGATAGTGCCTACCGTTAGTCCGCAAATGTCGGCTACTTCCTTTTGGCTCATGCCTAATCCTTGCCTTGCTGTCTTTAATCTTTTAGCGATTTTTGTACGCTCTTTGTTGAGTTGTGCTTCTGTCATTATCTATGATTATAATTAGTGATTAATATTGAATCTCGTGTGCTTGTGTGAGGTGCTGAATCTTTGCGAATGTCTGATGTTGTGTCGCAGTGGATAGCTAGTAATAACACAGCTACAATTAGTAATACTATTTCAGTATTTAGCCAGATGAATTTCATTAGTTTGTGCATGATGGTTGTGATTTGGATTTTAATATTATACTAAATTATATCTCTTTTCTACTAAAGCTACTTGTTGAACTGAACCAGCTTGAGTAATATAATCTAATATTTTTGATTTGATTCCTAAGCTATCTGCTTTCTTGATTGCTTCTATTTTTGCTCTACCTAATACTGTTTGAGAAGTTATTAAATTTCTACCTCTTGAATTTCTAGTTGCCATTTCGTTTTGTTTTAGAATACAAATATACTATCAAACTTCGCACATAAACAAATCTTTTTGCATTTATTTTGAAAATAAATTTTTTGCATAAAAAAAACTCGATGTAGAAACACCGAGCCTATACCTATATATATGAAAAGTTCTTTAAAGGTTCACATATTGTGTACCACTTATGAAGTCTTTATTTTTATATTTAACCAACAAGTCTTTCCAACTTGATTCTTTCACTTTTGTAAGGTGTGGGAAATCCCCAAATGTATTACCCCAATACCACCCTGCTTTTACAAATGTTTGTACTACCTCAATCCAATCTGCTTGATTATCGTTATCCATATCTTTTTTCATATCCCAACTAATTTCATTGCCATTAATTAGTAATGCAAAATCAATAGCAACACCATAGTTATGATTGCTTTGACCGCCCCTTGCACGACTTACACGAGGACGTTTCAAAAATAGTGCATCTTGTTCGGCAAAACTTCTAAACCCTTGTACTATGCGCATCTGTACATTAGGTGCTAGTTTTGCGTTTGCTTCCGCCACTAATCGCTTTACTTCTTCTCTTATTGTTGGATGTAGTAATGCTATTCTATTTTGCGTTGCAAGGTCTATTTTAACATTTGCTGTTTGTAATGGTTCTGTTGGCATATTATTCCTTTATTGTTTGGTCAATAGTTCTTTCAATTTCATACTCATTAATTACAAATTGATTATTGTTTTTCGGATTAAGGAGTTCAATCTTTCTGATAGTCTTATGCTCAAATCTTCGTTTCACAATCATTCGGATTCCCATGTAATTTATATATTCTTCACCTTGTTTCATGGCTTGTTAATTTTTATAAATGGCAATACGATTTTTACAACTTTGGCTAAGTATCTAAAGTACTTTCCAGATTTGGTTTTAGGTTCAGTACTAATATACTTCTCCAATATGTGTACAGCCTCAATTTTGGCTACTTCTTTTACCTCTTTGGGTATTTTGTTGATTATGCTCATATTGGGTGATTTGGGGATTGCGTTTGCTTATCTTGTACAATATAATCTTCGCCATTGGCAAGAATAGCACCTAAAGTTTCCATTCCAGAAACAAGCCATGCTGCAATAAGTGTAACGTCCTTGTCACTTACACCAAATCTTTGTAATGTTGACGAGAATAAAGCCGTTGCGAATAGCCCGTAAACTATTTTCTTAGTAATTCTGTACCATCTAGGGGCTGGTCTACCAATATTCTTAGTACCGATTGTTGTTGCCATTTTTTTGTTTTTTATGAATAAATAAAATGCTCGTTCTCGTATTTCAAAGTCTTGGTTTTATCAAAAATCATATTATAAAAATGTGGCTTTTGATTACTATTAAATGACATATCTATTTCTGCTGTAATCTTACCAAATGCCGCCCGTTCCAACGCCCTTATCTGTTCAGTTTTGGCAGCTTTATCTTCAAGCAATATTTTTATGTCCGATTTAATTTCTGTTAAGGTAGTTGATATAAACCACCCGAAACAAGTAAGCACAATGCCTATGATATATTTGAACGCATCTATTAATTTCATGTAGTATCTAAAATTTAATCTTTACAATGTAAACCTCCTACTTCCCAATATTTTTTGTAGTGGGTTAAATTCCTTTTTTCACTTTGTTTTATTCGTTTCTCCTTCTTGTTATTACTCTGTTTAATTAGCATTCGTAGCGTACAAGTCGGGAACACTTCGCCTATTTGAGTAAAAGTAAACCTATTTGCTCTCATCCGTTTTATTAGTTCGATTTGGCAAGGTAGTAATTTGCCTCTTCTATCTAAGAATGGGTCGCCATTTACTTTAATCCTGACTTCCTTCTCTCTTTTTACTTTCACGTTCAGCTAGTTTTTTCTTATTTCTAACTACATAAGGTCTGTATTTGTACGTTGATTTGTACACCTTGTTGTGGTAGAAATCTATTGCTTTTTTCAAAGTTAATTCAATACGCCATTTGTAAAGCTCCTTCATTGGTAACACTCCAATCTTTTGCGGTAATTGGGTTACTAGAATCCTATCACCCTTCATTGTAATTTGTGCAAGTGGAATTTCACCTGCTACTAATCCTTCAATGAACATGATTTTGGATAATGGGTTTCTGTTACTTGTGTCGTGGTTGTCTTCATCTTGTTTTAACTCTTCAAATTCTCGTTGTGTCATTTGATTTAATTTAATTTGCTGTAAAAATAGAAATAAATTTCAAAAGTTGTAGAGTTTTCTTATAAAACAAAACCCTTACACATTGAGCGTAAGGGTTGAGTTGTGAATTATGGGTTACATATTAGGGATACTAATCCCCATCGGTCGAGTTAAATACTCTATCTATAAGCGTATTGAAATAATTTGCCGAAAGTTTAAAATCCTTATCGCTATCCATTTTATTCCTAAGTGCTGTAATTATTAAATCGAAATAAGCAACATCTACACCAATTAGTTGCTCTTCTAATACATCGGGATTGGTTAAATCAAGTTGGGATATTTGAAACATAATTTTAAGTAATTCACCAGCATTAATATTAAATCCTCGTTTAATAAATTTCTTCGCCCTAATAATTGAAGTTACGGGATAATAACTACCTTGATACTTTAATTGCTTAGTAAGGATACTTTCAACCGCTTCTAAATTTCTAACTAATCCTTCTTTAAACGTAAAATAATTCGTTGCATGAATAAAATCAAATGTTTTATGTATTTGTTCGGGAGTTCCCCAAAATCTCAATACTATTTGTAGGTCGTGGGATAAGGAAATTGCATTAGGGGATAAATAAATCGGAGTGTAGTTAAGTTTATCTTGCTCAATCCCATCATTCACTTTCATTCCACCACTAGCCCCATTAAAATACAATTTTATTTGGTTTTCCTTTAGGTTTCTTAAGCTAATAGCATAAGAGTTATTCCTATCTATTGGTAATTTGCCGTCATCTACGTCATTTTCATTGTTGTACTTGTCAACTAATTTTTGCTTTTCTCTTCCGTCAAAAATTACAACGTCTTGGAAAGTTTGCGTGTAGTAGTTCGCCAATCTTTTACATACACCAATATCCATTAGATAGATGTCATAGTCATTAACGGGTTCGTTCAATAGCATTGAAGTGATACTGCCCCCACTAACTAATAAATGTTCCTTTACATCTTCGGCTAATTTCCTATCTGTAATTGTTTCTAACCATTCCTCTAATTTAGATTGAATGTTTTTCTTGATTGTTTTTACTTGCATTTTTTTTTTGTTTTAATTGGTTAATTTTTTGTTTTAATATTTACATTTTGTTTTTGAATTTGATTTACTTGCTTGTTTGACAATCTCAACCTTTGATTCGGGATGATGTCGGAATAATCGGATAAACTTTTCAGCCTCCCAAATTCGCATATTACGTTTTAAAACTTGCTTAACCCCGTTTCTATGGTAGGTTTTTACAACCATGTAGAAATCATTTGAGCGAATTAATTTACCGTCAACTATGTTTAGGAGTTGGGAGTACATGGCATTGAATTATAACTAGTTCCATCGTTATGCGTTATAGTAATTCCCTTTATTACAGCACCGTCTTTATTAACCTCAAATTTTATTGGTAGAAAGTCTTTAAGTGGGTCATTATGATTCTTCACCACCTCGTTAATCTTTCCCTTTAGCACATCATAATCATCTACTAGCACTCGTACAGATATAACTTTGGTCGGTGCTTTTTTCGGTTGCCCTGCGCCTGGTCTTTTACCTCCATGTTGACTACCTCTATTATCTCTATTTTTTGCAATCAATTCTTTATCTAATGAAGTTAGATGTTTGCCACTATCGCTAAATTCTACCCAACAATAGGCAGAGCAGAACCCCTCTGTGTAAGGTGTTGAATATTTGCCATAAATCCTTTTTACATCTTTAGATAAGACTGTGCATTGGCAATTCCTACAAATTATTGTCTTCTCCATCATCCTTCAATAAAAACTTTAAGTGAATATAATAGAAAGTAAATAATGTAGAATACCATAATAAAGGTAAATAGTAGCCACCAATCAAATTGCTTTTTAAATACGGTATGGTCTACGAAAATCGGGTCGTTTGGCTTATCAAGGTCAATTAGTCGCTTACAAGCGTAGATAATTGCTATTACTACAAAGATTATTAGGTGTATTAGGTTGCGTTGTTCCATTTTATCTTAATTTTTTATCGAGTGATACATTAATAATTTTAGCACATAAATTTACCAACTTTTCAGCGTATTCCCTTTCGGATTCTGAAAGTTCATCAAGTTCTTTGTCTTGGAGTTCGTGGTAACAATCGTTTAAATCGTGGTATGTATTAATGAACATACAGTGTGACATATTGGACATGGTAGTTTTATTTCTAGGTTTATATTTACGTCTATTAATCCCCTTGTAGCTTATTTCTAGCTGTTTATTTAGGGTTGAATCGGTTTGGTGAATGGAATGGGTCACTAGTTGTTAATCGTTTATGATTTCTCTATTTACTATTACAATAAAGTTTCCTACCTTTTCGCCTCCTATGCAGTAGCTACCTTCGGGAGTATAAATGTATTGTCTAAATTTTTCCTTAGTTGTATTCACTAATTGCCATTCATTCTTATTCTCAAACATGAAATCTATTATTGCTTTTTTTAATTCTGTGTGCATGGTATTTATTTTATTTCTTTTCTATATTTACTTATTGCTTCGGTCATAGAATAGCCTATATACTTAATTCCATCTATGTTAATTGTTCCGTTTTGGTATTGGTAAGCATATACGCCTACTCTTACTTTTTTGCTCTTTATTGGGGTGCTAAATAAATCGGTCATGGTATTTAGTTTAGTATTTGTTCGGTTATATCTGTTGACCATACGATACTTACTTCATGCCCACTATCATCATTAAAATAGGCTTCTTCTAAGTAAAATATTTCGTCTTCCTTTTCTAGTGGTTCATCAAATTTTAGGCTTACAATTTCGATAAATAATTTCTCCGCTTGTTCTACAACGATTTGTTTTTCTTCTTCATTGCCTCCCGTTATTGTAAAGCTATGAATGCTGTATATTGTACCGTCTATTAGTTGGATTACGTTTATTATTTGCATGGTGGTTTAGTTTAGTGTGTTGCGTTATTATCAAATATCAAGTCTATAAATTCACTACTATGGAATCCTTTTGCTTTGGTCTTGAAAAATTCATGTAGATATATTTTTGCGTCTTCTGCATCATAGTCCAAATCACTTTTTTTAGCTATTTCTGGGTTGATAATTGCTAGAATACAATCCAAAACATCAGAATCTATTTCTATTGTATGTATTTTATATTTTGGGGTAAAGTCTATCATGTGCTTAATGTTTCCATTCGTCTTTTACCCATTGAGGCAATGATTCTCTATATGCAACATATTGCCCTTGTCTTATCAGCCTATCAATGTAGTAAGGTGCTAAAGAAATTTTATTATTGTCTATCATTTGCTTTGCTTGTAGGTAATTGAAATTTAAAAAGATGTTAGCTTTCAAATTTATTTTGTCGTGGATATTCATTGGTGGTTGCTTTCATAGTTAGCTAAGATAATCGAATCGTGTTTACTTAATGGCTGTACCTCGTCTTGATTTACAACATTTTGCGTATCGCATAGAACACACAAGGCAATTGCAATGGCTATAAGTATCAAGGTTTGTAGTGGGGTGTTGGTTCGTAGGTTCATAGTCTTAAATTAGTTTGTTTTAAATAGTTTCAATCCAACCTTTTATCTCGTGTCGTTCCATATAGTCCTCCGCCTCTTCTTCTGAATCAAATATCTTTGCATTTTGAGAATCAATTATGCCATAATCTGAATCATTTTCGGCTACATATCTTGTACCGTTTGCGCCTCCATCAAATGCAATTATGTATTCGTCTATACTTACTTCATCTATCGAAGCGGTGCAGGCATCTAGGTTTAATCTTCCACATTTTTCAATGTCATCCAATGCCTCTGTTAATTCTTTAGATTCGTATTCATAATAGTTTTCGGCTCGTTCAATTAAATACTTCTTAGCCTCGTCTTCTGTGTCAAAATCTTGATGTGCTGTAAAACAACCGTTCCCATGTTTTTTAATTGGCATACCAAAATTTGAAATAGATTGATATTGATAAGCTGTTGGAACTTTTGCGGATATTCTAAATGTCGTTTTCATATTGGTATTTTTAAAATTAGTTTGTTTGGGTTATAGTGGGTTTAGTTTTGCATTCCACTTGCAAAAAATTGATAGTACCCTTTGTCGGTTATAATTGTAGTTTTGAAGTTTTTGTGTGCTATTAGGCGAATTACTTTTAAATTCTTAGCCTTATCCATTTCCACGTCTTTTGATAGTCTAGTCGGGCTTCCTTGTTTTGGGATTGATTTGTCGCACCAGCTAACGAAAGGGTATTGTTTAAGGACTGAAAATAGAACTATATTACCATACAAATCAATGTACTTCATTACTTCCTTTGCTCTGTTCTGAATAGATTGAACCTTTACCATGATTAAAACAAATTTACACGAATAGCAAAAGGGAGCGACAAACGAAACATTTTAACGTCTTGAATGGCTTTGTAAAATTGCACCATCAAGGGGAAGCGTTCAACCGTTGTATAATGGCGCAAATTAGCCAATTTAAGCAAGTTTTTTGCCTTCTGCACATTGATTTGCATTTGGGTATAAACTGCCTTTGTGGCGTCTATTGTAATTCCTACCATCTTGCGAAGGTTTGCACCTACTTTTTGCAGTAGTTGGAATGCTTTAAGTTTTATTTTACTTGCAAATTTTTGCACCATTGTCTTGCGCTTAGTCTTCACCGTTGAAGCGTGAAAGGTTACACGTTTGCCTCGTTTGGTTGGGATTAGATTAATGTAGCCTACTATTTTAATGGCTAATTTTGGTGCTGGTATTCTTAATGCTTCGTTTTTCATATAGGTTTTTATTTATTTGATTAAATTGTAGTTGATTAGTGTATGCGCTTATATTAGTCCTTCATCACTAAAGGAAAAATACTCGTTGTTTATTCCGCTTAGTATAATATGGTCTATCATTTTAACGTCTAGTATTATTCCGCTTTCTTTTACTTTCTGTGTTAGCTTTCTATCAGCGTCTGAAGGTTATATTTCGCCCGTTGGGTGGTTGTGGCACATGGCAAAGCAAGTGCAACCGCTTAACAGTAGATGAGAAAAAATAATCCTTGTATCTACAACCGTTGAAGTACAACCGCCCGAAGATATATGAGCAAATATTTTTACCTTGTTGACATTATTCATGCCTATAATTACGAAATGCTCTTGGTAGGCAATGTCAATATTTGCGCTTTCAATTAATGCTCTTAACTGCTTATTCATGTCGCTACTAGATAGTATTTTTTCTCCGTAAAATTGTGTAGGCTCTTGAACTAGTTTTAATTTTTGGGTTTGTATCGTTTTCATATATTTATTTTTTTTGGGTTATTGGATTAGTTTAAAAATACTAAGGGTTTGAATGTTCGCACCCTTAGTAAGTGGGTTGGTTAATATTTTACTTGTGGCTTATTTTCGTTCCCGTCTCTATCTAGTACAATAAACATATCTTCAACGGTTTTTATTCCTTTTATATCGGTGTAGGGTACTGCCCAAGTCCAAGCGTTACCGCTTATATTCATCCAATTTAGAACCGTTACCGTCTTGCCGTTAAACGATTTAACGGGATACCATGAACCGCCATATTTTACGTGTGTACATTTACGCTCTTTTAAACTTTCTTTCGTGTGTATCTCAATACCACAAGTCAATAATTTATCTTTGAAAAATGCCAACTTGTCGTTCTCTTCATTGATTCGGTTTGTGTATCTTATAGCTTCGCTTTCGTTCAATGTTGCAGGGTTGTTTTTCGTAGTTATTCCGCCCGTTGTCTTACATACAAATCCAATTCCCGACAAATAGCGGTTTAATTCTCTTAGTTTTGCTTCACATTCTTTAATCCTATTCCCCAAATAGATAGGGTTTGAGTATTGCGCCCCTTCTGCTGTGTATTTGGCAGTTTGCGCTCTATCGCTGTAGTATTCCGCTTTCTTTGATTCTTCTACACATTTGCCCATCCTTGCAAAGTTTCTTTCTATTAACGCTCTGTGTCTTTTTTCGCTGTGATGTCCTATTTTAATCGGTTCGCCTAAACTTAAAAAGTCTTTGCCTTCGTTTGAGGCTTCCCAAAATTGGTTGCTTTTCTTTTCTGCGTTCTCTGCTCTTGCTTCAAATCGTTCCGCTCTATTTTGCGCTTTATCTTGTTGAATTTCTACCTGTTCTGCAAAACTCAATTTTTCGCCCTGTTCGCCTTCAAAATTTGCGCCTAATTGCTTACATACATTCTCTGCGCTCCAAGTGTTATTTTTCGCCCTGCTTACCCATGCACCAGCGTAAGAGGAAAAAAGAAAGTTACTTTTAATTTGTTTTTTGTCTGCTTCGCTCATGTTCATGTAATCGGATTTTTCAAATCTTAATTCAATTTTGCCCGTTTCGAGGTTTTTTAAATAGGAACGTGTTTGCGTTGTGGTTGCTGTGTTCATTTTCGTTTGGTTTTTGTGGGTTTAAAAATTATTTATCTTAAAATTATTCCTTTGTTTGTTAATACTTTAAATTGAATTTTTGTTATTGTATTTTGTGAACTGTCCCCCCTGAATGATACGCCCATAAAAGAATCTTGTTTTATATCGCCTTTATTTACAGTTAGTAGTTCATTGTTTATCTCTACGGTATCGCCTACTCTTAATTGAGATATTGGAACTTTAGTTTTGATTATATTATTTTGCATTGATTAAAAATTTGAATGTGAATATTATTTTAGTAGTCTACTAGTTCTCTTTGTTCGTTATAAATTGCCATTACTTCCGCTTCTGTATAATCGTTTCCTAATGCTTGCAAAGCGTCTGTTATATCGCCTGTATAATAGCTTTCATAATTGCTTAGTTCATACACAATCTTTGCTTTTCTTAATTCCGCTTTGCCTGCTTTTATTTCGTCTTTATACCATTTTTTAATATCTTTCATACCATCTTTAAACATTTTTACATTACCTTTAGGCAAATAACCGCCTGCCCCAATTGACACATATTTTTCACCCTCTTTTAATGGTGTTTTATTCTCTGTGAATTGTTCGTTTGAGAAGGCAAAGAACAAACCGCATTTATTAAATAAATCTGTGTGTTTTTGCTCTTGTATTTGGTTTAATTCTCTTAATTTTTCGGAGTTTTTAAGTGTGTTTTTCATTTCGTTTTATTTTATGGTTTGTAAATTGGTTTAATTATTTGCTTTCCTTTACTGTTAATATTTTGATGTGTTCGTATTCATTATACAGCATTAGATGTGCTTCGCTTTGGCTTGTGGCTTGTACTTTAGCGGTAAATTTTACCGTCTTACCTATTGCACCAACTTTGCGCCCTGTAAATTTAAAAGTGTACGTTTTCATGGTTGAATTTATTTGATTGTGAAATTAAGTTTTTTAGCGTGTTCTATTCCTTCTAACATTGTTTCCTTAGAACGTTCATAATCGAAATACATTCGTGCTTCGCTTGCCTCTGGTGGGCGTGTATCTGTGTGTAAATTGGAAATCATTTCTTTATTTATTCCAACACGTTCAGCAATTACAATGTTTTTAAATGTGTGTACATAATGGTCTTTACTATATTTGTACACTCTAAAGTCACCCAATGAATAAACGGGAGTAGATGATATTTCCATAAATGGGTTCTTTTCTAATGAAATTGAAAAAGGGTTTAATAATTTAATTTTTTGTGTGTTCATGGTTTTTCGTTTGTTTTTAAGGTTTAAAATAAGTTAGTGCGACATGAGCGAAATGTATAAGGGCGTTAGCCTTCGCACTAGTGTAGAGATTAGATTAAATGAAATTTAGAAATAAAGTAGTTTCTTTTATTTACAAATCCGTTCCATGTTTTGAAGGTGAATAATTTAGCGTTGAACATTAAACAAAATCTATTTAGGTGTTCGCTAAAGAAACATTCTAGTAAATCGGATTCACTTTTAAATTCTTTCGGGCTGTCTATTAATTCTTGTTTTTTCGTTTTCATGGTTTATATTTTTACTTGGTTGAATGTAATTTCACTATCGTTCGCACTAGGAATGTATTATAATAAAGAAAAGTTATTTAAAATTGAAGTGTTTATACTTTTATCCATATTTAATTTAAATCTATATACCCACTTTGCGTCTGAAAATTCATTTGAGTAAGGTATATTTTTTGCATTTAGATAATCTTTTAATTTTTGTATCGCACTTACTACTCCAGATGTTGCCCAAAAAGCAAATATCCCTATACCGTATTCAGTAGAGTAGAAGCCGTATTTTATTAGAGTAGTACATATACTATCAGAATTAAAATTTGCTTGTATTTGGTCTAATAATTCTGTTTTACTATACATATTGCTTGAATGGTGCATGTATGCGTACTCTCTTTGGACTTCTGACATTTCGCACCATTTACTCCCGTATCTACCATTATACACCAATGGATTAGGCTCTTTATATTTAGTCGTGAACGCAGTAATAAACGAGCGCAAAAATTTATCTGTTGCTTTTGGGGTTGTCCATTTAAAATATATTTTTCTATCTGTTAGTGGTAATACAGTATAAATAAAATAATCTTTTTCAAATTGCAATTCAGTATCTAAAGTATCAATTTGCAAATTTCTATTTGTAATGTTTTGGATTAGTTTAATAAAATTGTTTGTGTTCATGGTTTAAGTTTTAAAGGGTTTGATTAAGGGATTAATTATTCATTTTATTAATTGTGTGCATTATTTCTTTAGCTGTGAAAAAATCATTTATAAATGTATCAGTATCATAAAATTTTTCTTTTTGCCCTATATTATTATAGCGATATAGTTCCCTTGTTATTGGTTTATTTGCGTGCCCGCTAATATGGTAACAGTCTTTAGAATAACTAAAGTTTTTCGGCTCTATTGTTATATTACCATTACTTGCGCCTATACATTGCACTTTACCATTGAATACAAATCGAATAGGAGTGAAGCCCAAAGATTCTAATTGATTCCAGCATTTTAATTTAGTGATGTTTTTCATATATGTTTTTTTTAAGTGGTTTAATTTTGATAACGGGTGCAAGATACAAAGGTATTTGATACTTGTATACATTCATTTGTTAATATGTGGTTATGGTTAACCAAACACAATACTACAAAGGATTACAAGGGAATAAACACTAAACAATAAACATACATTTTAACAAATAAATTAACAAAACTTAAATCAAAAAATCATTTTAAAACACCCCTTTTTTTTAAACGCCTTGAGCCCTTCAGGGCGAAAGAATACGAAGCACATAAACAAAACAAACCATAAAACAAAATTATTAAGTCAAATAATTATGTGACCTAACTATAAACAAGTCACAAATAAATATGCCCACCAACACAACATGTCACACTAATAAAGTTAGACTAATCTAACAAATAAGTTAGACGCATCTAACTTTTATAATCCATTCACAAACATATACATAACAACTTTGCTCAATTTTTTAGCAATACCAAACAACCACAATGTAAAAATGTACGTTTTAGGCGTAAAAATAGACGTGTTTTATGGGAAAGTAGTATAGTTGGATGTATAACCTTGATTATCAATGTGTTATAAAGCTTATTTAAAGTATAGAATCAACTAACTTTATTTAATTATAGTTGCTAACTTGCTTATAATCAATTAGTTATACGATATACATAAACTAGTTGTTTAATTATGTCTAGTATGGCTTGTAGCCTTTATAATTGAATAGTATTAGTTTAATTCATAACACATTGAATATCAGTATATTACAACAACTTACTTAAACAATAGGATTAATATATAAATATCAGTATTAGTAAAGTATTTAGTAATTAAGTTATTGATTATCAATATGTTATACGATTAAATTAAACAAATGAATCAAGTATATTGAATCTCATTAATCAATTCAGTTTGTTAGCTTGTGTACTGGTTCAATGTTGGTTTGTATGATACTTCAACCATAGCACACAACACAGCAAGGAACAACGATTAAATCATAATACACTAATCATATACTATACTGCTCACGATTGCAAACAAGCCATGTATATAACGAATCATACTAGCTTAGTCTATGTTATGTTAGTAGTTAGCTGGTGCAATGGCAGCACCACCACAACTACAAGCATAAACCTAAAAACATATTGAAACTTAATTCGGAATCAAGCCCCCCGTATCCGAAACTTTAGCACTTTCCTTTTTGATGTGCGATTGCTATGTGGGGGTGTTCCCTAAAGGTTCTACTTGTGTAATATCAAAAATATCTCATCCCTAAACAATGCACTTATGCGATATTACTTTTCCTCTCCTAATGATTCCATTTATGTGATATAATTTTTTACTCCCCTAAATGCTAAAGTTGTGCGATGTTACTTTTTACTATATGCAACTATTTGGGTTCATAATTATTATGTTAAATACGATTTATTAAAAAACTTTAAAATTTATTTTGTTGTTTTGATTTTATTTCTATCTTTGTGTTCTCGCATTGGTGTAATGCCAATTTCTCTTTCTTAATATATAAGTTTAGCCCCTTGTTTTAACGCAAGGGGTTTTTCTTTTTATAGTCTGTTAAGATAGAGAAGGAGTTACTTTTTTAGCTCAATGGTAGCAAGGGTTTCAGCTTTCTAATTTCACATAGTTGTTTTGATTTTGTAACATTAGTGTGTATTATATTAGGTTTATTCGATTGTAATTTGTATATTTGTGCTTAACTAAATGTATAAAAAATGGTAAAAGAATTAAAATTTAGAGGTTGGGATTTGGATAATAAAAAGATGTTGCCTGTTATTATGATTAATTTTAATGATGGGTCAGTTTCATTAGATGGTGGTGTAAATAATTGCCAATGTATTCTTATGCAGTATGTTGGAGTTGTAGATAAAAATGGTAAAGAGATTTATGAATCGGATATTCTAAAAGGTCATGATGGTTTTATTTATAGAGTATGGGCTGTTGAAGGTGGGTTTGCAGTAAATGTTCATGTAGATGTTTTCAAGAATGATATTAAAATGGGTTATCCATTTCCTTTACAGCCATTAGCTGACGAACAAACTGTATCGTATTTTAAATCATCATGTGAAGTTATTGGGAACGTTTATGAAAATAAAAATTTGCTTTTATAAATACTTATTAGTATATTTGTATTTTAATAAATTTCATATATATGAAAACAATAAAGGAATGTTTATTTTGTCATAAAGATTTTGTAAAGCCAATTTATACGTCAAAAAAGCAATGGGAAAAATCTAGATATTGTTCTATATACTGTTCATCAAAATCAAAGGAAAATAAAAAAATAGCAATTTGCGATTATTGTAAAAAGGAATTTAATACACGCCCATCGCATTTTAAAAGGAAAATAACTCATTTTTGTTCGCAAAAATGTTACTCATTATATAGAAAAGAAATATTGTCGTTTACCGAGCAACCAAATTATAGGGGGATTAGAAAGGAGGGAGATTCAAAGCAAATATATCATAGAAATTACTGCAATACTCATAAGACCAATATTGCGCACTTAAAAGCGAGGAGATATGCTAGGGAAAAAGGGGCAGTTGGGTCGCATACTTTAATTGAGTGGAATAATTTAAAAATTTTATTTAATAATAAATGTGCGAAATGTAAGGAGCGAAAAAAATTAACAAAAGACCATATTATCCCTTTATCAAAAGGTGGTACTGATTTTATAGAAAACATACAACCACTTTGCTGTAATTGCAATAGCAAGAAATGGGCAAATTAACATTCACGAAAATCCTAAACTATTAAAATAATTACATGGGAAGTCAAGTATATAAACAAGAATTAACTCTAAGGCATAATGAATTTGCAACTATTGTTAATAGGGAAACTGGCGAAACTAGGGAGGTTAAGAAAAGAGCTTATAGTAATTTAAAAGTTGGTGATGATTTGATTTCTAAGACTGAACCATTTAAAAAGGATTTCAGTAGGTCGTGGGATTATATTTGGGATGAACTATCTGCTTTAGAGTTACGTGCTATGGTTAAGATGGTATTGATGGCTAAATACAAAACCAATTCATTGGAACACTTAAATGATAAAACTACACTGCATGAATTGTCGGATACGCTAGGAGTAAGTATAAATAAAGTCAAGGGGGTATTGGAGCGTTTATATCATTTTGGGGTGTACCGTAAGTATGAAGTTGTAGATAAAAATAACCCACATACTAAATTTTGGGTATTGAACCCTTACTTATCGTACTCTGGTGGAGTAATCAAAGAAGAATTGTCAATCCCATTTAAAGATACAATGATTGCTAGAGTGTATAAATTAGGTAACGAAATAAAACTATAAATATGACTATTACATTTAACGAAGCCCGTATTATTGTCAGATTTGCTAAAAGTGCATTATCTGATATGTCTTTATTTGAACCCGATATAGAATTATTGATTAATGTAAATACTGCGTTCCCAGAACTTATTTCAACTAAAGAAATAATAGATATGGCAACAAAGGCTAATGTGAATAACCCATTATACAATACTACGGGTTTCTTTAATGATGGTGAAAATGGTATACCTTCTAACTATATTCAATGGTAATTTTGTATAATTCCCTACTAATTTCTCAATAATTAGTAGTTTTTATTATAACATCTAAATTTGAAATAACAATCCGATTCTTCGGTGTTTATGTTTTTAGGCATTCTATGTTCATTAGTAAAAAAACCTAAAGAAGATTCAGATATTTCTTTCCTTGTAAGTGGTGGTGGTTCAATAGTATCAGTAATAAAATTTGGTCGAGTTGCTATTTGCGATTGAATAGAATTATTAAGCGCAAGTAAAGATATTATAATTGGGAACATTTTATTAATATTTCATCAAAAATACTTCTTTTTCTCAATTATTTGCATATATTTGTGCGATAATTTAATTAAATACAATAAAATGTCAACATTTATAAAAGAATTTGAGCATAGAGGTTATTCTGTTATTCAGAAAGTTGAGTTGAATAGTACAGATACGGTTGACGATAAAAAGCATACAATAACTACTTCGTGTATAGCAGTTAAAAATTATTTGGTCAAGGATACTGCGCAGTCCCATATGTTAGAAACATATATCAATGAACAATTATATGATGCACTTGCTTACATAGATAAGTTTATGGATACTCCGACAACAGAAGTTGGTATATTAGAAAAACTAGGATTTACAGAAACAAAATAAAATTAAATATGATACTAAAACAAGTAGAATTTGACGTTACAGCACGTAACAAGTTAATCAAAGGGATTGAAACTATCAGCAAAGCAGTTGGTAGTACGTTAGGAGCAAGAGGTAAAACGGTGTTAATTGAAAGTGGTGCTGATGTGCCAGGCATTACGGTGACTAAAGACGGTGTCACAGTTGCGAATAGCATATTATTAGAAGATGCAACCGAGAATTTGGCTGTAATTATGATGAAAGAAGCTGCGAATAAGACCGCAAAACTTGCAGGTGATGGCACAAGTTCAAGTATTGTACTTGCACAAGCCATAATCAACGAAGCCATGAACAAAATGGATGGTTCTATGAACAGTACAGAGGTGTATCGTGGGCTAAAAAGCTGTTCTGAATACATTATTAGCCTATTAAACAAAAAATCTAAGGCTGTTAATGGTAAAATGTTGCGATATGTGAGTACGGTATCATGCAATGGCGATGCTATACTAGGTAAAATGATAAGTGACGTATATAAATCGGTTGGCAAACTAGGCACAGTAATCATTGAAGACAGTTTGAATGACGAAACATACAGCGAGGTAACCAATGGTATGCGAATTGAAAGAGGTTGGGCATCTAAATACTTTATAAATGATATTGGTAGACAAGAGTGCATATTAGAAAACCCTTATATCTTAGTTACAGACAAAGAAATTGATTCAATTATGAATATTGAGCATATTCTACGTCCTATTATCGAACAAAAAAGAAGTTTGTTGATTATTGGCGAACTAGGAGAACGTGCAATGGCAGGATTAAACGCCAATGTAGCAGTAATGAAGGTTTGCCAAATTATACCGCCTGATTTTGGATATAAACGTGGTGAATTACTACAAGATATTGCTAGTGCTACGGGTGCTAAATATTATAGTAGTGGTACTGGGGATAATTTTGAGTTGTTGACTATTGCAGATTTAGGTGAGGCTGAAAAAGTTATTGTTGGTATTGACAATACGGTGCTAATTACTAAAAAAGGCATTGATATATCAGATAGGATTGCGATGCTTAAACAACATATTGTTGAAAGTAGAAGTGCTAAGGAAACAGCGTTCTTAAAACAGCGTGTATCTAATCTAAATGGCAGTATTGGTGTGATTTATGTAGGCGGTAATTCTGAATTAGAACAAAAAGAAAAGAAGGATAGGATTGACGATTCCGTTTGTGCTACATCATGCGCTTTGGAAGAAGGAATATTAGCAGGTGGTGGGATTGCATTACTTGACATATCTAGGACTTTAGGATGGGGCAAAACGGAGAATGAGCGTATTGCTTGTCATATCTTAAAAGATGCTATACAATATCCGTTTAAACAGATATTAATGAATGGCGGTGTAAATCCGACAGATGTCATACCTAAATTAACTGAAGTAGATATGGGTTATGATATTTCCAATATGGTAGTAGGTAATATGTTTGACATGGGTATCATAGACCCTGCAAAAGTTACTACAAAGGCACTAGAAAATGCTGTGAGTGTTGCTATAAATATACTCTCAACTAATTGTATCATCACTAATGTAAGAAACAATGGATAATTTAGATTACGAATACGAATGTATTAATGAAGTAGACTTGGAAATAGTTAATCCAATAGACTTTAAAATTGGGTATTCTTCGTTTCAAGGTGGTAGAATATACAACAAAGAGGTTGTAGAAAAACTTTTACCAGCAACTATTAAAATGTACTTTAAAAAAGTAAAAATTAAAAGCCCAATGGATAAGATAAAAGTTTTAAACCAAAACATTCTACTAAAAAAGATAGTAGAAGAACGCAAATTAACAAGTAGTGGACTAATTCTTACTGCTGATGATGAAATTGATAATCGGTATCATAAAGGTAAGATTATTAAGGCAGGATTAATGCTACAATCAGAATTAAAAGAAGGTAGTATTATCTATTACGATAAGATGTCGGGATTTGATATTCGCTTGAATGGTGAATTGTACACGATTATCAAAGAGGCTAATGCGCAAATTATAATTGAAGAATAGTATGTCACACACAGAAAAGGAAATAGCAAATAGTCTACGAGTTTCGTATGAAAATGTAAAAGGTAAAATAGAGGCTACAAATAAAAAGGTAAGCAAGATTAAATTTATCTTATTAGGATGCGATGGTAAATTGTATTGTACAACTTATCATACAAAAACGGGAGAAACTATTGTTGATGAGTTAAAATTGAAACTTTAGAAACATAATATTTAAGAGCAGGTATTTTTTATGAATTTATTTCATAACTAGCCCACAGAACCCTCCATTTAATTATGCGAGGGTTATGTGTTTTTAGTCTTCAGCATCATTACCTAAATCGTCAATACAATTATTAAGTAATGCTGTATATAACTGCCTTATTTTACGCTTCATCTCACTTGACAAGGTATAAACCCTAGTTTTAGTAGGCAAATCTTTATCTTCTCTGAATACTCGACTAAGTATTACTATCTTACCTTCTTTGAGCATTTTAGTATGCAATTTTGCAGGAATACTATAATCTTTACGTAAATCCTTTAACGATTTCGATGTATGGATATTTTCACCATAAAGGAATAGCAATAATCCTAGTGTTCTATCCGAAAGATTATTTTGCTTTTTAAACTTAGTGAATATTGGGTAAAAATGCATAAGCATACGCCCATGTTCGTTGTAATTGAATTTCATATAAAATTTTATTTTATTTAATTAATTACAAATTTATAGTATTTTTGCATTATGTCATTTGGTAAAGTAGCAAAATATCGTATGGATAATCCTAAAGATAGGAAACGCCATCAAGACTATCAAGCTGAATATCAAAAAGTGCAAGACCAAGTAAATAAAAGAAGGGAATTATCTGCTAATGCAGATGCAGTAAAGATAAAAAATAAACAAAATAAATAACATGAGCTATCAACAACTACAAGGCAACAGAGCGTATGTACTACCATCTTCTGCGACATTTAGTATTACTAACTATAATCCTGTATCTGGTATCAATGTACCGTCAATGACAGTTGGTAATATTGGATATGTTCCTTATATGGCAATTACGCAAACAGCAGGTGCGCTAACTTCTATAACATTTTCATCTGATATTATTGGGTGGTCTGTAGCTCCTGCCGTGTCAATAACTACAGATAGCGGCGGGGGAACAGGCGCAACTGCAACAGCCTCATTAGATGCATCAACACAAGCATTGAAAATTACAATAGGAAGTGGCGGTTCAGGCTATACAAATGCATCATTACTTACTTTGACATTAACAGGTGGTACATTGTTACCATCAGTAAGATGTCAACCATTTAGGGTATATGCAGGGTCTACCGAAACTGCAACTACAATGATAACAGCAGGTGGTGATACATTATCAACTGTCGTCATGGCAGCAGGAACATTCCCAGTTATACTACAATCAATTACAACAGGTGCTTCATCTAAAACAGTAGCATTCTGGTAATCAATGGAGAGTATCATTAATTTACAAGTAGTTGGCAATATGGTATTACCAAAAAATACCAATATTAAAACTATTAATGGGATTTCGATGATTGCTACGAAATATGATACGAATATAAATGTTGGCAATGGTACACTAAGTAATGTATTAATAGATGGTGGTGGATTTACTGTACCCTCAAATTCAGTATTAATTGACGCAGGTTCATTTTAGTAAGACATGGCAATACAAGTAAGAAGAGGCATAGAAGCGGATAGGACAACAATAACACCTGCAAGTGGTGAACCAATATGGGTAACAGATAGTAAAAGGTTACTTATAGGGGATGGTTCAACAGCAGGTGCAATAGCTGTTAGCACTAATCTTTTTACAGCATCAGGTGTACCTTCGACATTATACCTAAATGGGGATTACTATATAAATACGGCAACAGGATTTTTGTATCAACAACAAGCAGGTGCATGGGTTTATATAATGACATTAGGCGGAAGTGGTGGGACAAGTAATTCAGATTATAATAATATATTTCTTTTAATGTAACAATATGGCAGTAGCACTTAAAAATAAAACAGTAGCCCCATCGGCAGCGACACTAACAACTTTATATACTTGTCCTGCATCTACAACAGCAGTAGTAGGGATATTAACAGTATGTAATCGGTCAGCAACTGCTACTACTTACAGAATTGCAACTAGACCATTAGGGGCTGCAATAAATGATAGTTATTACCATTGCTACGATATAACTATTGATGGCAATTCAACAGATACATATAGTGGTTTATGTTTTATAGCAACGGATATTCTTAGTGTTTATGCCACACTTGCAACGGTATCTTTTAATGTTTCACTTCAAGAAAATTCTTAATCATGGGCGTAAATAAAACAAATGTCGCAAAGGAAACGAATGGCAATTTAGCAGCGTTAGTTGCTAAAGATTATGCTACACAAACAACTTTAGCTACAAGGCTTAGCGAGTCGGATTTTGATACTAAAACAGGTTCGTTAACGGAAACCGCACCTGCAACAGATACTGCATCAAGTGGGTTAAACGGAAGGCTTCAAAGAATTGCACAACGGTTAACATCATTAATAACAGCAATAGGAACTCCATTTCAAGCAGGAGGTAGTATTGGGAATACGGAATTTATAGCCAATGCAGGAACGAATCTAAATACTTCATTATTAGCCTTAGCCTCAAAACAACCAGCAATAGGTCCATCTGGAACGCCAAGCGCAGATGTAATTACAATACAAGGTATATCTGGGATGCAATCAGTAAAGGTTGACGGGAGCGCAGTAACACAGCCTATAAGCGTTGCTGCTCCAACCACTATTTATCACGGTAAAAAGACGGTAACAACAGCAGGAACACGTGTCGCATTGGCATCTAGCCAAGCAGTAAGAAGCGTATGCATCAAAGCCTTACAAACTAATGGTGGTTATATATATGTAGGAGATACTTCTACATCATCAACAACAGGATTTCAGCTATTAGCAGGGGATACTATTTCGCTAGATATTGCCAATCTAAACACCGTATACATCGATAGTTCTGTGAGTGGAGAAGGTGTAACATATATTTCATCAAATTAAAATTTAATACTATGAATCAAGCTACAACACAAGCTCCATCACGAAGCCAATTTGACCTGTTACTTTCTACGACTAGTAGTGTAAAAGCTATGAATTGGCAATTCCAGATAAATAATAATGCTGCATCATCCGATATGACATCTGGACAGATTTATTGGATTGCAATGTACCTAACCGCACCTGCCACGATAACAGGGGCGTATGTTCCATTTAATAGAGCAGGGAATTATACAGCAAACAATAATAATAGAATTGGGTTATATTCAACAAATGGCACTACGCTAACACAAGTAGCATCAATAGCAGATACACCTACTATGTGGACTACGACTTCTAACTCAATGCTTACACAGGCATTCACTTCAACGTACAATGCATCTGCTGGACTTTATTATATGGCTTATCTATGGTGTTCTTCTGTTACAATTACACCACCTAGAGTAGTAACTCAAACAATGAATGGGTCGTTTATAGACTTGGCATTAATTGGAAACAATATTAGAATGGGTACAATGTCGGGGCAAACAAATATCCCATCTATACAAGATATTTCTGGAATTTCGCATAGTGGAGGTTCGGGACAGGTAGTGCCGTGGGCAGGGATTTATTAACCTTAAAAAAATATAAACATGAAAAATTTTGAACTAGGGAAAACCTACACGATTGAATTAATACCAGCTAAACCAGCAGTAACATCTACAATATCAACAATCGCAAGAACTGTTGAAGATGATGGGGTACAAGTAATTGCTAAGGTTCATCTTGATGAATTACCAGAACCTGTAATAGTCACTTTATGGGATTCAAGTGTATATGCATCTATTGGGGTGTGGACAGACGAAATGGCAAATGCAAGAATTTTGGAGTTATTAAATGCAAAATAGAATAAAATCTATAATTTATTAGCATTATTACACAAAAACACTTAGATTTGTGGTCTAAATTAAATCAAATCATGTCTTCATTTGAAATTTCTGGTGTTTTAAAGGTAAAAAACAATACACAGCAAGTAAGCGATAAATTATCAAAACGAGAATTTGTAGTTACTACTGATAATGATTCCAAGTACCCACAACAAATTAGTTTTCAACTTACACAAGATAAGTGTTCGTTGATTGATAGCATCCAACTTGGTGACGAAGTAAAAGTACATTTCAATTTAAGAGGTCGTGAATGGAATAGCCCTGCTAAAGGAGTTATGTATTTTAATTCATTAGAAGCATGGAAGATTGAAAAATTAAGTTCAAGTCAACCAAGTACGCCTAGTACTGCATCTGAATATGTTTCTGCTAATCTAAATAAGATAGTACCTGCGCAACCTTCGACAGCATTGATAGACGAACCGCAAACATTGCCATTTTAGCATTTATAATAATTATTAAATTAAAATAATTACATTTGCATCATGTCAGCAATATCATCATACAGCAACAATTCGCCCGTATTATCTACGGACAAAGTAGTAGGAACTAACGCAGCAGGTTCGACAAAGAATTTTTTGTTTAGCGATATATCTACTTTTATACTAGGCAATGCACCTTTAACCGTTACAAATACCACAAGTTCTGCATATACCTTAGCATTAACAGATGCAAATACTACTATTGTTTATGGTGGAGGTACGACTTCTACATTTACCGTTCCATTAAACGCTACTGTTGCGTTCCCAATAGGAACTGTAATCCAAATAATGAACGCATCAACAGGTGGTGGATATACAATAACAATAGCTATAATCGGTGGTGTAACAATAAAACCAACAGGTGCTACGATTGCTCAAAACGCAATTAAAACTTTGAAGAAAGTAGCTACTGATACATGGTTCATTTACTAATAATACAATTAAATTAAATACAATGGAAAGGTTAAATGAATTGGTTTCGCTTTGTAATGCAAGTATTAATATTTCAATTAATTTACACAAAGACTTTTATCAAACGGTAGAAAAGTACATAGATGCAGAGGATAAAGAAGATATTGATAATGATGTTTTTGATGAGATGGTAAAAAGAGATACTATTGTAAAAATTCACTTTTATCCAGATACTCCAATTGGGTGCTTTATCGTATATCATTATGACATTAATAAAGCGATAGAAATTGCATTGGGGATAATAAAGAAATAAATAATACAATTAAATCAAATATAAATATAAATCTAATGTCAAAATTTGAAAAGCTAGAAGAAGCTGAATTAACTGAACTACAAACGGGCAATGCAAGAATCAATGAACTTAAAAGGTTACTTGCAGAAAATGTTATTGTTTCTAATAGATGTCGTAAAGATAGACTAACACTATTGGAAGAGTTTGAAAGCCAAGAATACAAGTATAATTCTATTAGCGATGCCATTACTAGGAAATATGGTAATGTAAGTATTGAATTACCAAGTGGAAATATAATTTACAATTCGTAATGAGTATTCGCAAAATAGCTGTTGGTGCGGAATATAAAACCGCAATGCATTACGTTGTAGGTCAATCTGTAATTAATGGTGATTTTACTATTAATCTAATAGAAGATAAAAAAACAGAAGTAAAGATTTGGATTGAAAATAAATCCAATGAAATCTTTTTATGGAAGTCATACAATAAAGTAATGCCAATGTCTATTGAGTATAAAATTGACTTTATATAATGAAACCTTTATTTACATTTCTAGTTGAACCTATTGATGGTAAAAGGTATACGCCTATTGCCAATAACGGATTAGTACTTAGTGCTTCACAAGAAGACCACCAAGTTACTAATAGGCAAGCAATAGTAGTTGATACGCCATATACTTATAAAGGTGAAATTACTAAAGGAGATATTTTATTAGTTCACCATAATACATTTAGAAAATACTATGATGTAAAAGGTCGTGAAAGAAATGGTACTTCTTATTTCAAAGATGGGTTATACTTTATTTTCAACGAGCAATTTTATCTATACAAACATAATGGCAAATGGACTTCTGTAAATTCATTTTGTTTTGTAGAACCTACTGAAGATGCATTGATTGGGAAATTAGTATATGGCAATAAAGAAACAGAAGAACTAGGAATTAAAGAAGGAGATACGGTTGTATTTCAACCTGATTCAGAATATGAATTTAATGTAGAAGGTAAAAAATTATATCGAATGTACACAAGGAATTTATGTCTGATAATAGCTTAAAACAAGAAATAATTGAAGCAGGTAGACTTGCCGTTGCCGAATTAATTAAGGTGGCTAAAGAACCTATTATTGGTGGTATTGGAGATGATTTAAGTGCCGATAGGTTAAAGACCGCATCACAAGCAAAACGTATAGCCATTGAAGATTCATTTGCAATATTATCTAGGATTGAGGAAGAAGAAAATCTACTTAATACGAAAGGTGAAAATTCAGAGGCACTTTCAAAGAAAGGGTTTGCGGAAAGGTATTCAAAAAAGAAATAAATGTTATACAAGGTTATTGACAATATAATACCAAAACAAGTACTAACCACAAAGAATAGAAATCAATCGTGGGATTATGGCTATAATGAAGAATACAACATTGTAATCATATCGCAAGATGGTACATTGGGCGAAATTTACCAAATAAATGGGTTGTTGATAGGATTACCTTTAGTACCAAATAAACTTGCTACAAAGCACAATAAATGGGTTGCATTTATATACCCAAGCGAACTTAAATCTATTAAGTCAATGGCTGAATGGAATAAACGAGATAATGCATTTAAAAATCTATGGATTGACTATATTGAGGACGAGTTCATAAGACGTGAAAACGGTTATTGGTTTATGAATAATAATGTACCAACATACATTACGGGTTCTCATTATATGTTTTTGCAATGGTCAAAAATAGATGTGGGATTGCCTAATTTTTGGGAAGCACATAGGGTTTTATATATTTTTTGGGAAGCGTGTAAGGCAGATTATCGTTGTTTTGGGTTAATTTACTTAAAAACAAGACGTACAGGGTTTTCATTTATTGAATCTTCGGAGTGCGTTAATATTGGTACAATAAATAGCCAATCTAAAATAGGTATATTATCCAAAACGGGGGGTGATGCTAAAGAAATGTTTACTGAAAAGGTAGTACCTATATATACAAATTATCCATTCTTTTTTAAACCTATACAAGATGGTATGGATAAACCTAAAACGGAATTATCTTTTAAAGTTCCTGCATCTAAAATTACTAAGTCTTCTATAAATAAAACAGATGTTGTACATGAAGAAGAAGGACTAAATACTGTAATTGATTGGAGTAATACTGACGATAACGCTTATGATGGTCAAAAGTTGCTATTTTTAGCGCATGATGAAAGTGGAAAATGGCTCAGACCTCAAAATATAAAAAATAATTGGAATGTAACTAGAACTTGCTTGCGTTTAGGGCAAAGAATTATAGGGAAATGCATGATGGGTTCTACTGCAAATGCTTTAGATAAAGGGGGACAGAATTACAAGGATTTATTCAATGCTTCTGACCCAATGAAAAGAACTGCTAATGATAGAACAGAAAGTGGGTTATATTCGTTGTATATACCTATGGAATGGTATTATGAAGGATTTATTGATGAGTACGGTATGCCGATATTTGAGGCTTCTAAAAAAAATCCTGTTTATAATAGTGAAGGAGAAAAAGTATCAATTGGCGTAGTTGAATATTGGGCGAATGAAGCAAAGGCATTGAAAAGTGATTCATCTGCATTGAACGAATTTTATAGACAAAATTCTCGTACAATTTCTCACGCATTTAGAGATGAAAGTAAAAGTTCTTTATATAATCTAACGAAAATCTACCAACAGATAGATTACAATGAAGGATTAATGGAGAATAGGTATATAACTACGGGTTATTTTAGTTGGCTTGATGGAGTAAAAGATACTAAAGTAGTATGGACACCAGACCCAAAAGGTCGTTTCAAAGTTAGTTGGATTCCACCTAAAGAATTACAAAATAATGTTACTAAAAATAATGGGAGGTTCTACCCAAACAATGAACATCTAGGTGCATTTGGTTGTGATTCATATGATATTTCTGGTGTTGTTGGCGGTGGTGGCTCTAAAGGGGCTTTGCATGGGAAAACCAAATACAACTTAGATGGTGCGCCAATAAATGAATTTTTCTTAGAATACGTATCAAGACCGCCGACAGCAGAAATATTTTTTGAAGATGTTTTAATGGCTTGTGTATTTTATGGTATGCCAATGCTAGCTGAAAATAATAAGGCAAGATTATTATACCACTTTAAAAATAGAGGATATAGAGCATTTTCAATGAACAGACCCGATAAGCCTACAAATAAATTGTCTGTAACCGAATTAGAATTAGGTGGCGTACCTAGTGCTAGTGAAGATATGAAACAAGCACACGCAGATGCTATTGGAACTTATATTGAAAAAAATGTAGGTTATGATTTAGAAGGAACTTATAGAAGTTCTGATGAAATTGGGAATATGTATTTTAATACAACATTGCATGATTGGGCTAGATTTGACATAAATAATAGGACTTCACATGATGCTTCTATTAGTTCTGGCTATGCAATTATGGCAACTCAAAAGCATTTATACCTTCCAATTGTGAAAACACAGAAAATTAGTATTAATTTTGCACAATACGATAATAAAGGAACTATCAGCAAAATTAAAAATCATAATGAATAATAGCAACACATCTCCGATTGCAATATCCCAATGCTCATTCCCAAGCATAATAGTTCCTGATAGTGTAAAAGAAACCGAAGAGTACGGGTTACAAGTAGGAAAAAGTATTCAATATGAGTGGTTTTTCAGAGATGGCACTACTTGTAGATTCTATAATCAATGGGTTGAATTTCATGAACTTAGATTATATGCTAGAGGCGAACAATCTAATGCTAAGTATAAAACATTAATGGCTACAAATGGGGATTTATCTCATCTAAATTTAGATTGGGCTAATGTTCAAATTATGCCTAAGTTTATTGATATAGTTGTTAATGGCAATCAAGATAGATTATATGAAGTGAAATGTGAGGCACTTGACATCATGTCAATGGAGAAAAAGAATAAGTATCAAGAGATGGTGGAACTTAATATGTATGGGAAACCTGCATTATCCGCTATCAAAGATAATTTTGGTGTTAATGGGTTTGATATGCCTGAAAATGAAATTCCACAAAATGCAAATGAATTAAAGTTGCATATGCAAATGAAATACAAGCCAAGTATTGAAATTGCAGAAGAAGTTGGGATTACTACCATTATGTTGCAAAATAATTATGACCAAATAATTAGAAAGCAAGTTTTATATGATATAACTACAATAGGTATTGGTGCTTGTAAACACGAGTTTAATATTAATAGTGGCGTAGAATTAAGTTATGTAGACCCTGCAAATCTTGTTTATTCATATACTGAATCCCCTATATTTAAAGATGTATTTTATTATGGTGAAGTGAAGCCAAATGTTCCATTGACAGAGATACTTAAAATAAAACCAGATATTACTGATGAAGAAGTGGAACGAATATCAAGTGTAGGTTCATCATGGTATCAATATTATGGCGTTATGCAACCTTATTGGAATAGCCTATTTAATAGAGATACTTGTACATTAATGTATTTCAATTACAAGACAAGTAAAAAAGAAGTTTACAAAAAGAAGAAGCTAGATAATGGGATGGAAAAAGTTATTCCTAAAAGTGGTGAATTTAATCCTGAACCTAACGAGCATTTCGAGAAATTAGAGCGTAGAATTGATGTATGGTATGAAGGGGTTATGGTATTAGGTACTGAAATAATTTTGAAGTGGGAACTATCTAAAAATATGGTTCGTCCTAAGTCGGCTACACAAAATGCAATGCCTAATTATATAGTATCTGCACCTCAAATGTACAAAGGACAAATATCATCATTGGGGAAACGAATGAAGCCCTTTGCTGATTTAATTCAAATGACGCATTTAAAATTACAGCAAGTACTATCTAGGATTGTTCCTGATGGTGTTTATATTGACGTAAATGGAATAAGTGGCGTAGATTTAGGTACGGGTGGTACATATAATCCACAAGATGCATTAGACCTTTTTTTTGCAACTGGTAGCGTAATTGGGAGTTCATCTACTATGGAAGGTGATTTTAACCATTCTAAAATGCCTATACAAGAATTAGGAACTAATAGCGGCATTGGTAAAATTAATAGCCTTATTACAGCATATAATCATTATTTGAATATGATTAGAGATGTTACGGGATTAAATGAAGCTAGGGATGCATCTACACCTGATAAAGGTTCATTGGTTGGATTACAGAAGTTGGCAGCAGCTAATTCTAACACAGCAACAAGGCATATCTTACAAAGTAGTTTATTTATTACAAAACAATTAGCTGAATGTATATCATGTAGAATTGCAGACATACTAGAATACGCTCCATTTAAAGATGAATTTGCTATGCAGATTGGGAAGTATAATGTGGCTACATTAGATGAAATAAAAGAATTGTATTTATATAACTTTGGTATATTTATTAATGTTGAACCTGATGAAGAAGAAAAAGCTAAGTTGGAAGAAAATATATCTATTGCATTACGAGCAGGAACAATTAAGCTAGAAGATGTAATTGATATTAGAGAAACGGGTAATATAAAGACTGCAAATGAAATTTTGAAACTAAAAACAGTTGAGAGAGAAAAGGAAATGCAGTTACAAAAGCAGAATGAAATTAATATGCAAACGCAAGGTAATATCCAATCGGCACAAGCATCATCTCAATCTCAAATGCAAGTTCTACAAGCGGAAGGGCAAATGAAGTTGCAATTAGTGCAACAAGAAGCACAGAATATTAAAATGAAATTAGAGTTAGATGGACAAATACAATCTAAGCTAATGGAACAAAAGTTTCAGTATGATATGCAATTAGCAGGGATGAGTAATCAATTAGTAAATAGTAGAGATAAGCAAAAAGAAGAGGCAAAAGATAATCGGACTAAACTACAAGCTACACAACAATCACAACTAATTGAGCAAAGAAAGAAGGATACACCACCCGTTGACTTTGAAAATGGCGCACCAATTGACCAATTTAGTTTGGAAAATATAAATAAATTATAAAATATAAGTTCAAACACATATATATTTGCAGTATAAATAAAATTAAAATTTAATCAAATGGAAAATTACGTAGTTAAAGAAGTCGAGTTTGAAGAAAAATCAGTTCAAGAAGTGGAAGAAGCATTATTGCAAAAACATGAGCAAGAACAGAAAGCAATATTAGATGTTTCAACACCTATTGTTGAACCGACTAATGAATCTGAACTTGATGAAACTAAAGTATTATCATTTCTTAAAACGAAATATAATAAAGAAGTAAATTCGATTGACGACTTATTAGTTCAAAAAGAAGCTACTTTAGAATTGCCTACTGATGTTGAGGCTTTTTACAAGTATAAAAAAGAAACGGGAAGAGGCATAGAAGATTTTATTAAACTTACTAGGGATTACGAAAAACTAGATAAGAAAGATTTAATAGCTGAATATCTAGCAATACAAAATCCTGAATTAGATAGAAGTGATATTGAATTTGACATTGATAAAAAGTATTCATTCGATGAAGAATATGATGATGATAAAGAAATAAAATCAAAAAAGATAGCACTTAAAAAAGACTTTTCGGAGGCGATTAAGTACTTTGAACAACAAAAAGAACAATACAAAGTTCCTGTAGTGTCTACGGAATTTGGTTCTGCTGATGACAAAGTGGCTTATGAAAACTTCAAAAAACAGGCAGACGAAGCCAAAACATTAAATGAAAAGAATAAAGCAAAATCTGATTATTTTGTAAATCAAACAAACGAACTATTTAATGACAAATTCAAAGGTTTTGAATTTAATATAGATGGGAAAAGTTTTTTGTTCAATCCAGAAGCAACCGATAAAATTAAGGAAAATCAAATGAATGTCAACAACTTCATTTCGTCACATCTTAACGATGAGGGTTTACTTAAAGATGCTAGTTCTTATCATAAATCACTAATGACAGCAAGGCATGCTGATTCACTAGCAAAATATTTCTATGAACAAGGCAAGGCTGATGCAATAACATCGTCTGCTAGAAATGATAAAAATATAGACATGGGAGGTGTAAGAAAATCACCCGAATTTGTCGAGAAAGGTGGAATAAAAGTAAGTATTGTCGAAGATGGTGATTCTAATGTTGGAAAGTTTCGTGCGCCGAAATATTCATAACATAAATTAACATTTAAAACAAATTAAAAATGGCAGGTTCAATTCAAAGTAATCCTACATGGGGACTAACCCCGACAGCGCAAAAAATCGCATTACCTACAAACTATATTAGTTCAACTCAATTTAACTATTTGAATCAGTTTTTACCTGATACTTATGAAAAAGAATTTGAGCGTTACGGTAATCGTTCAGTAGCATCATTAATACGCTTATTTGGTGCGGAAATACCATCTAATTCAGATATGATTAAATGGGCTGAACAAGGTCGTTTACATATCAAATATGTAAATTGCACGTCAGCAGGTAATGTTGGTAATACAACTGTATTTACAAATCCAGGTGGTACAATGGCATTTAGAGTATCTCAACAAGTATTCTTATCTGGTTCTAATGGAGCATCTGGTGTAGGTCTTATTACCGCAGTGGGTACTTCAACATTCACTGTTGCGTTATATGGTTCGGCAGCAGCTACAGATGTGTTCCCTTCTACTTCAACTGTAACAGCATTTGTTTATGGTTCAGAATTTCAAAAAGGGAAATCAGGTATGGATGGTTCGTTGGAAGCGCAAGATACATTCTATGACAACAAGCCAATTATCCTTAAAGACAACTACACAGTTTCAGGCTCTGATATGTCACAAATCGGATGGGTAAATATTCAGACAGAAGATGGCGCAGGTGGTTACTTATGGTATGTTAAATCTCAACACGAAACACGTTTGAGATTTGATGACTACTTAGAAATGTCAATGATTGAAGGTCAGCCAGCAATCGCAGGTTCTCAAGCATTGGCATTATTATCCCCAACTACAGCTTCTACTTTCGCAGGTGCTACAGGTGCATCTACACAAGCAGGTACTAAAGGTTTATTCTATGAAGTATCAAATCGTGGTAATGTATGGTCTGGTGGTAATCCAACTGCATTGACTGATTGGGATACGATTTTCCAACGTCTTGACAAGCAAGGGGCTATCCAAGAGAATACAATGATGCTTAATCGTCAATTCTCATTTGATACATCAGATATGCTTGCGGCTCAAAACTCATACGGTGCTAACGGGACAAGCTATGGTTTATTCAACAACGATAAAACAATGGCGTTGAACTTAGGCTTCCAACAATTCACAAGAGGCTATGATGTTTATTATTCAGATTGGAAATATTTGAATGATGCAACTACTCGTGGTGATATTGTTGCAGGTGGTGTAAATGGTATTTTAATACCAGCAGGTTCAACAAATGTTTACGACCAAGTAATCGGTAAAAACATGAAGCGTCCATTCTTACACGTTCGCTATCGTGCTTCTGAATCAGAAGATAGACGTTACAAAACATGGGTAACAGGTGGTGCAGGTGGTGCAGCAACAAGTGATTTAGATGCTATGACAGTAAACTATTTGTCAGAGCGTTGTATGTGTACACTAGGTGCTAACAACTTCTTCATATTTAAAAACTAATCAATTAATTAATTCACAAAACAATTTAATCAAATGCAATTTCATACAGAATTAAAAGAAAGAACATACTTATTAAAAGGGGATTCAACTCCCCTATCATTTATCATAGCATCAAGACATACAAAAAACTCCCCTTTCCTTTTCTTTGATGAAGAGAAAAAGATAAACAGAGAAGTTCGATATGCACGAAATCAAAAAAGTCCTTTTGTTGATGAACAAGATGACAAAGCGATTTTAGAGCCTATTGAATTTATTGATGGTAGATTAGTAGTTCCTAAAGACAACCCAATGCTTCAAAATATACTTTCATTCTTACACCCTTCACGTGGTATCAAATATTATGAATTTGACCCTGCTAAAAAGGCGGAAGAAGAAATGGAAGTTTTAAATGCAGAGGTTGATGCTTTAGTAAAAGCAAAATCTTTGGACTTAGATACAAAAGAATCCATATTAAGAATCATGACAGAATCCAAAGTAGATTCGATGACAACCCAAGAAATTAATAGAGATATTCTAGTGTATGCTAAAAAGAATCCAAAAGAATTTTTGCGAACAATTGATGACCCTAATTTGAAATTGAATAATACTATATCAAAGGCTTTCCAAAGCAATATTGTAGTGTTAAAAAATAACAATAAGGATATTCATTTTAATCTACCTACCAATAAAAAGAAAATGATTACTATACCATTTGGCGAGGAAGCTCACCAAGCATTAGTATCATACTGTTTAACAGAAGAAGGTGTTGAAGTATTAAAGATGTTAGAGAAACAAGTGAGCTAAAACAAATTTCAAAACAATTAAAACAAAAATTTAAACAAAATGGGAAAATTCATATCAATTCCGTTTACTGGCGCAACAAGATGCTCTCAAACAGCAACGTGTACAGTAACATCAGGAGTTATTTCAGCACCAACATTAGCAAGTGGTGGAACATTTTATCAAGTAGCACCGTATGTTACTGTATCAAGTACTGACGGATTAGGTTCTGGTGCAATTATCGCAGCACTAGTTACAGTTACAACTGGTGCAATTACATTATCTGTTGTAAATGGTGGTACGGGTTACACATCTGCTAGTACAGTGGTAATAACGGTTACAGACGCTCCTTGTAATATTAATGCTGACGCTGTATTAAGTTCTAATCCATATCAAGCCGCCGCCGCAGCCGCAGTTTCTGCTAACAACTCGGCTACGATGGTATTGAAACTCAATACTTCTGCCACTCCAACATTAACATTAGTATTGGCAGCAAACGACCCTGGACCTGTTAAAACTGCTATAAGTAGTGCGATAATGTCGGCAACGCAAGTTAAAAATGTCGACCAAGTTACACCTGTAATATTACCAGCAGGGGCTACTGGAATTTTATCAGCAACATACTCTTAATAGTAATTTTAATTTAAAAATAAAGAAGTCTACCTATTTGGTAGACTTTTTTTATATCTTTGTATTATGATAGACCAAGTACGTTCAACGGTGTTGTATATGCTAAATAAAGACAACAATGGTTATATTACACCAGACGAGTTCAATAAGTATGCTTATCAAGCACAAATGGAAGTATTTACAGCTTATTTTGATAAGTATAACTTCTATACTAGTCGTGCAAAAATGGGGCGTGTAAACGAAGGATATGCTGATTTAGCAAAAGAAATTTACCAAAATATATCATTGTTTAATACCCATGTATCGCTAACTAAAACTGCTATGCCTGCGGTATTTTCAGCAACGGTAGTGAGTGGTGCAATAACAGCAATTACGATTAAAGATGGTGGGGTTGGTTATCCCCCAAATTCAACAGGATTTTTGACAATAGCAGGTACAGGTTCATTAGGAACTGCTACATATTTAGTAGATGCCATTGGGAGTGTATCAACGGTTACAATAGTAACAGCAGGAAGTGGACAAGCAATAGTAACGGTTACAATGCCTTCATCATTGACAAGTACTGTATATAATTTACCTACTAATGCATATATGTTTAATAGTTATTTCTATAATGGAAAAGAAATAGTAGCAATGGATAGTCCTAAACTAAAACTATTAAACAATTCTAATTTAACATCACCTACTACGAATTTTCCTTATTACACAATGGTAGGTAATTCTATTGAAGTTTACCCAACAACGATTACAGGTACAATAGATTGTTATTATGCAAGATACCCAAAAACTCCGATGTGGACTTATAGTGCATTTACCAATGGTGAACCAATATTTAATTCGTCAGACCCAAATTATCAAGACTTTGAAGTAGCATATTCTGAATTTGAAACATTGGTAGTTAAGATATTGCAATATGCAGGAGTACAAATTAGAGAAGCTGATGTAGTAGCATATACTGCAAGTATTAACGAACCAACACCGCAAACGTAATGGCATTAACAGACCAACAATATTATAGCAGTAGTTCTAATTATGGAACGTATCAATATTTATCGTTATACGATATAGTAAATAATTTTATATTGATGTACACAGGTGACGATAATCTCGTTACCCATACTACAAATCGTTCAGTAATTGTATTCCATGCTAAACGAGGTATTCAAGAATTTAATTATGACGCTGCGAATGAAGCAAAAACAGTAGAATTACAAGTAACGGATAATCTTAGAGCGATTCTGCCTTCTGATTACATAAATTATGTTAAGTTGTACTTGAATATCAATGGCGTATTATTTGAATTATTTGAAAGTACAAAACCATTAACTACTACTACTTATGCACAAGATAGCGGTGGTGATATTATATTCGATAATAATGGCGAAGCAATAACGGTATCTTCATTGATAGGTACAGCAACATTAAGTACTTATGAATATTTATTTTCACCTTATGGATATTTTGGGTGGTGTATAGGTGATAGTTGGTATTATCCATTCAATTATTTCGGTATGGATACGTCTAAGGCTAATGTAAATCCTACATTCACCATAGATAAAAAGAATGGCATTATCAATTTTAGTTCTAACATGAGTGGTGGTACATTAGAACTAGAATATATTTCTGATGGGTTGAGTAATAATGAAGATGAGATTATGATAAATAAGTTAGCCGAAACTTTCATCTATGCTTACATTAAAAGTGAGATTTTAAGCAATAAAGCATCTACACCCGAATACATTGTCACAAGGGCAAAACGAGAAAAATTCGCATCGTATAATAATGCAAAATTAAGAATGAGTGGGATGCATCCAAGTAGGTTATTAATGATTTTGCGTGGACAATCTAAATGGATAAAGTAAGATGAAAATAACCAATACTTTTGTAGGCGGTAAAATGAATGTCGATGTCGACCAGAGGTTGCTCCCTAAAGGGCAATACTTTAAAGGGTTAAACATTGAGGTACTTAATGCTGAAAATTCATCTGACACAGCTAATTATGGTGATGCAGGTGTACTTAGAAATTCATTGGGTAATTTACAGCCCGTATCAACAGCAGGTGTCGCATTAACGGTGACAAATACAGCAGGTGGGGCATTAGCATTAGGTAGATGCATTGGTGCATGTAAAGATGATGCCACTAATTCTATATTTTGGCTAATTACTTCAACAGCAGAAGATATAGTAGTTCAATACACAGATAACCCAAATATTACGCCTAGTGGTGGTAGTGGACTAGGGAGTTGTGGTGCGTTATCCTATGTACTTCGTGCGCCAAAGCCACAAGTAGATACAAGATACTTAGGGTTCAGTACAAACTTCCCCGTTAATGGGATAAATTACTTTAATGGCTATTTGACATGGACTGATAATAACCAACACCCTAGAATGGTTCATGTGGCTACAATGACTGCAAGAACTAAACAAGCAGGTGGGACATTACCTGCTAATTATATTTGGGATGAAGATGATATAACGGTTATTGTTAAACCACCTTTAGTTGCACCTACTATTACCATGAGTAATAATGGCACTGATTCCAATTACATAAAAGATAGATTTCTTTATTTTTCATGCAGATTTAAGTATCTGAATGGTAGCTGGAGTGCTATGTCACCATTTAGTCGTGTGGCATTCACACCTAATCCATTTATTTTTTCTAATGGCGTTTCAGAAGCAATGCTAAATATCAATAATGTTGTGAATATAACTGTTCCAACAGGTATTGCATTAGTGACAGATATTCAGATATTATTTAAGGATAGCGAGTTCCCAAATATCTACATCATTGAAACGATTAATAAAGCAAATCCTGTTATTGGGCAACCAATAACAAATAACTCAACTTGGACTTATCCTAATTTTGATAATAGTAAAACTTATGCTACATTACCTTCGTCTGAATTAACAAGGCTATTTGACAATGTACCAATAAAGGCATTGACACAAGATATTGTAGGGAGTAGATTAATGTATGGGCAATATACACAATTCTATAATTTACTTAATACAAGTGGTTCTAAATTAGTACCTAACTTTTCTGTGTCTAATGACGCACTTGCATTTTCAAATGGCAATACTTACGAACCATCGTTTAAAACAAACATGGATTATGAGATAGCATTTATCTATCTTGATGATTACGGTAGAATGACTACACCATTAACTTGTCCTACAAATAGTGTTCATGTAAGCGCAAGTAATTCGGGTAAAAGGAATGAAATAATTATATCCATAAAGCATTATCCACCTTCATTTGCTACAAAATACAGATTAGCAATAAAACAGAATAGAGAACTATATTACAATGTTTTCCCACTAAAAGTATATAATGGGGATGATTCGTTTACTTATTTCCTTCTAAACAGTGCAGATGTAAACAAAGTTTTGGCAAATGATACCTTTTTAATTAAATGCGATTATGATGGTATTACAAATTCAACAGAAGAATATCAAGTACTTGAAGTCACAGACAAGCAAACTGATGCTATCACAACAGGTAGTCAAGCAGGTTTGTACATAAAAACAAATAAATTCATACAAAATGTTATTTCCCCTTCATCTTATTTGGCTAATTATATAAATATTGCAGGAAATATACATAATCAGGGGTATAATTTTGTTACTAGTTCATGGATTGCACCTACGGGAAATGGCACAAACCCTGCGTCAAGTCCTGTTATTTATTATCCTGCTACGGGGACATCGTCAGTAATGAATCCACTAACTTCAATAGGGTATTTCTTTGCAAATTATTCAAGTAAAGATTTGCGATATGTAATTGAGTATGCAGGAATGAATGGTTCGAGCCAACATACATTTAATTACAGGGTATTCAATAGTTTTGTGTATATCAATGGGATTACACCAGTTCCATTTAGAACTTCCGCAAATGTACCTATCGCTGCGCCTATTTACGATACGAATGGCACAACATTACTAGGTAATTTATATTTCTATTCAACAGCAACAGCTAATACAGGTGATACATGGCGTTTAAATTTATACTCTCAAGTATCTAATACGTCTATTAGTGGGAAGACTATTGCAGGTGTTAAAATAAATAATCTTGCAGTAGTTGCCACAGGGCAAAATGCTTTGTACAATACTGCACAAATAACAGCAGGAACTAAAATAGGGATTGGGAAGATAACAGATAGCGAAGGGTCGGGTACAAATAATAATAATCTAAATCTTAATCCTATAAATGGGACAACAGCACCGCAAGTATTCGTATCAAATGACACTTATACCGATATACAAGAATGGTTTTGGGAAAGTGGGGAGTACTTAAATTTTATGCAATTTAATGGGCAAAATACTAATGTAGGGTATAACAATGTATTCTTTAGATATGGGTTTACTAATTTACAATCTGCATTTCCAACTAACAATAGAATTACATTACAACCTGCAAGTGTTGGTGCGACTAATAGTGAATACATAAGTATGCTAATAGGGTCAACTAAAATGCCTGTACCTGTAACAAACTCAATTCAGAATTGGCAAATAAACCTATCCCAATTCTATATAAGTTATACAAGTGCTTTATTCTGCTTAGAAGTTTATCCTAAACAACAAGTAAAAACACCCGTATTCCATGAATGTACGGAAGATTTAAGTATAATAACTAGTGGGAACAAAAAGTTTCATGGAACAAATTATGTTAATCAAACAAGTTTAAATTCGGGAGATGTAAGATTAAACTATACAGGTTCATTAACTACGTCACCAAATGAAAGTTTTAACTGTTGGTCGTATGATAATGGTATAGAATCAAATCGAGTACGAGAAGCATATAACCAACCTACTTTAGAATGGTCGCCAAGAGTTAGTGTTCCTATTGATGATTATGGAGAACAGACTGTATTAGGATTAACTTATAGTGGTGTTTATAAATTTGATACGAATGTAAATAATCTTAATGTGTTCAATTTGTCTTTAGGGAACTTTAAATACTTAGATAAATCATTCGGCAAAGTACAGAAGATTAAAGCTAGAGATACCGATATTGTAATCTTTCAACAAGATAAAGTTTCTAAAGTACTATATGGTAAAAATTTATTATCCGATTCAACGGGTGGCGGTCAAGTATCAAGCATCCACGAAGTTTTAGGAACACAAATTGCATATCAAGGGGAATACGGTATAGCTAACGACCCATTATCATTTGCTCAATACGGGGATGATATGTGGTTTTCTGATGTACAAAGAGGTGCGGTATTACGATTAAATAATCAAGGTTTATTTGACGTAAGTAAATTCGGGATGAACTCATTTTTTAATACAGCATTTAAAACTTCACCTAATACTTTAAAAATTGGATGCATAGACCCTTATTACAAACGATACATATTTGCCGAAACATTATTAACGATTACGGGCGCAAACAATGGTAATTCAAGTCAAGTAGTTAATAATACCAATATGATAATGCCTAATGCCTATGCAACAACAATAACAGACCCAATAATTTTGACTACATGATAGATATAAAAAGTAATACCACTTGGACAATTACCGCACCTGCATGGGTAACAAATGCACCACTAACGGGTTCGGGTAATTTTCAATATACGCCAATAACTTCTGCGAATGGTACAGGTACTTATAAAACGGGAACTATAACGATTACTTACGGTGACGGTTCAGTAGAAACAAGACCTATTATTCAGTATGCAGGTGCATTGGTAATGGGTAGAATATTTATACTAGGGTTAGATGATGACGCAGGACAAGTAGTAAACTTTTCAGTTGTAAACAATAGTGGTACATTAAATTCTACTGATTTGGGTTGCGGTGAAAGTATTGACATAACTAATTACCCTCAATCTGGTATTATACCCGTAAATGGAGAAACGGTAACGGTTAAAGTAGATACAAGGGGTGATGTAAAGGCGTTTTCGCCAAACTTTGGAAATAAAATTTATAGATTAACTACTGCAACATATTATGCAACGGGTGAAGAGGTTATCGCAGGTGGTGCAAGTGCTGTATCATTATCATTATCAACGGGGGTTTATTCAGGAACTTTTGCATATACTGCAAATGATTATTTCTATTTAGTATTTGACTTTAGAAATATTGTAGCATGTTCGGGTTCAACTAATGCAAATATTACGGGTTCATATTACCCAGTAAATATAGATGTTGATTATGGTGCATCTGCAATAGGCAAGGCTACATCGGGAGTTACATTAGGGAGTTCAGGAGATGTAGGGATTACATATAATGGAAGCAATGTCGGTAGTTTTGCTAATGACGTTACGGGTTCTTATATATTCTATAAGAATAGTTTTATCGAAAAATATGCAAGAATAGTAGTAACTGGAAGAAATGGTTCATCTTTATCTAGCGATATAACTCTATCGTTAGTATGCGTATCATTAACTTCATTCTCTTTAGTAACAACAGGGTATGACACTTCTGCTTTATCGTGTGCAGGTTCAACTACAACAGGTACAAAATATCATAATGGGACAAGTGCATTACCAACAGTGGGTGATATTGTATTTGATGATTCTGTTGGCGCATTACCATTTGATGGCAATAATCAATATTGGAAAGAATTAACGGGAACTGATAATGCATATCTAATTGACACAACAGGTCACGTACAATCTATTACATCATGTGTTGCTTGTTCTTATAGGGTTAAACCAAATATCACTACTATCGGTACAATGTATGTTGAGGTAAATCAAGAATTAGCTATTCAATTAGAGGCAGACCAAACAATACTTACATGGGAGATTATCTCTGATTACTATTATTATACAATAACGGGCAATGATTTAGGTGGTATATATACCTATGTAAATACAGAAGGTGTTGCATCTAACTTAACAATAGGAAAAAATGAGCAAATTAATGTTTCGGGCAATACTTTGACGTTAGTTTCGGGCGACGCAACATTTGTATCAAATGGATATTATCTGCAAAATGGAGTTTCTATCGAAAATGATGGAGTGTTATATGTTAATTTCCCTAGTACTGGGACTTTTACAGTACAAGTAGTTGCGACTAGCTGTTATGTTACACCTAGTGATGCAAAAACATTCACGTTTATTGTCAATCCACCTGTTACATTGACTTCATTTAAAATGTCAATGATAGGATATGATTCTTCGGTAAGTGCTTGTGCTAGTACAGACGGTCAAAATGATTTTTGGTTTCATAGTTCAGTAGGTAGTACATACCCCGTATTGAATGATATAATATACATAGATGGCTATCAAAGCGATTTCTTCAATGGTTCGTATATGTATTATTTAATGGACAATAACTATTGGATATTAATTAATTCAGCAGGGCAAGTAGTAGATACGGGCATCTGTTAAACAAAAAGATATTAAATGACACCGACAGCATATACAGTAGCATACCAACCCGAACTAGATGGATTCACTTCATTCTTTAGTTTCAATCCCGAAATGATGATAGGGATGAATAATTATTTATATTCATTCAAAAACGGTCAAATTTGGAAGCATTATATTAATCCTTTGCGAAATACATTCTATGGCACTTATACTGCATCAACGGTAGATATTTGCTTTAATGATAGCCCAATGGAAGTTAAAATGTTCAAAACATTCTCTTATGAAGGTAATTATACTAGAAACAAAATCAGTAGTACTTTTAGTACCTATTTATCGGATAGGATTTTTACGGGTAGCATTGGGGCATCAGACTTTGCAGTTAAGGAAGGTGAGGCGTTCTCAAATATCATTACACTAACATCAGATTTTGATGTTACGTTAAAAGAACAAGGAGTTGGACAATTATATGACGTACCTGCGCCACTAGCTTATACAGTAAATACACCTTCCCCAATTAATGCACCTGCAATCGGAAATTCAAGTTCTTATGCTGATTCGTTATACCACATCGAAGCAAGTACGGGTACTAAATATTTAATAGGGGTTATTACTAATTATGTCAATTTAGGTAGCCAAAGTATATTTTATACTGCAACGGAGAATCATACGCCTAGCTATGGTGATTTATTGGTTGTGTCTAAAAACATTTATAGTGAGAGTTTCGGACTTCGAGGAACGTACATGACTACATCAATGGTTATAGATACCACAGATAAAATGGAAATCTTTTCAGTTTCTAGTAGTATTTTGAAATCATATCCGTAAATTTGTCCAATGGAATCAAGAAAACTAGTAGAAAGCGATTATGAACAGCTAAAGGAGTGGTGGCACGAATGGGGATGGGTTGACCCACCTGCATTAGATTTATTACCCGAAAATGGCAAAGGTGGCATAATGATTAGCCAAGATGGGGTGAATATATGTGCAGGATTTATATATGAAGTATCAAATGCTAATATCGCATGGTTCACATTCCCAATATCCAACAAGATACTTAATAAAAAACTTCGTGGTACAGCACTAGAATTTATGATACAGCAAGTAATAGGCGATTGTACTAAAAAAGGTTACAAATACATCTATTCCAATTTGCGTAATCCATCTATGATTCAGCATCAAGTAAATAATGGGTTTGTAAGAACGGGGAATAACTTTACAGAATTAATTAAACTTTTATAGCATGACAGCAAAAGAAAAAGCAACTGAACTAGTAAGAAAAATGGTAGATACTTACTATGAAACACACGATTTTTGCTATGATTCAACAGCACAAAAATGTGCATTAATAGCAGTTGAAGAAATATCTAGTGCAATATACGCATACCTTAAAGATACCAACGAATTACAGAATGCAGATAGAGAGTTTGCGTATTGGGAAGAAGTTAAAAACGAAATAAATAAATTATAACATGGGAGCAGGAGTAGCAACAGCAGCGATAGGTGGACTAAGTTCACTAGTTCAAGGCGGTATTGGTTTATACCAACAACATCAAGCTAAATTAGCAAGCGACCAAGCATTTGAGAATGCTAAGAATATGCCTAAACAAGCAAATGCGTTTGATAATGCAACGATAAGCAATCAAGCCTATGCGTCACAAGAACAGCAAAATGCACAGCAACAAGCTAATTTAATCCAAGCATTGCAAGAACAAGGTGCAACGGGTGCATTGGGTGGTGTTGGTTTAGTTCAGCAACAAGGCGAACAAGCAAATGCCCAAATCGCATCAGCTAAAGCGCAAGAATTACAGCAATTAGAAATGCAGAAGAAAGCTGAACAGCAAAGAATAGATGATGAATATTTGCAATACCAAAAGCAATTAGGATTAATGGAGATTCAAGGTGCAGGTTTAGCACAAGCGCAAGGTAATTCTCAATTAATGGCAGGGTTAGGCGGTTTAGCATCGGTTGGCGCAACGGCAGCAGGTAATAAGAATTTCGGGAAAAAAAAGCCACCTATTACAGTGCCAGGTTTAGGTAAGTAAATTTATAAAAATAGTAAAATTGTAATATGTCATACGCAGGATTTCAAAGGTCGGAAGTACCTAATATTGGTAAAGACGTTTCGGGTATAATGCAACATCAAATGGATGTTCAAGCTAAAGAAGATGCGCAACAAAAAGCGTTGATAGCTAAAGGACTTGCTAATGACCAAAAGGTAGCTAATGAGAATGAGAAGCAGAATGTAGAAATATCAAAACCTTTATATGAAAGTACATCACATATTCTAAAATCGCCATCTGTTGCGATGAATGAGTTTGGGCATCAATCTGTTGATGCTGCGAATGTAGTTTTAAAAAATATTTTAGGGGATAAAAGTTTGTCATTTAGCACAAAAATAGGGATAGGGCAAGCATTGGGAGTAGCTGTACAAGCATCAGCAAATGACATTAATGATTATAAAAAGAATGCGGAACTTATACTTTCGCAAGGGAGTGATGCATCGCAAACTACAAAGTATGCATATCGTCAAATAGATAAACGATTTTCAGACCCAAATAATTTTGAAACAGCTTTTGACCAAGTAGGTCAAACATATAATTATAGTGCAAAAGACCGTAAAACAGGGGAAGACGTTTTTAATGGGTATATAGCAAGAAATTTAGGCGCAATAGCTAATAGAAAAGTATTCGATTATGATGCATATTATAAAACCAAAGTAAATAATGTTGGTAAAGTAGAAATAATGAACCCATTAAAAGGTGGGGGAACGGAATTGCGTGTAAATGACGAACTTAGTCCTAAGTTTGTAAATGAACGGGAAACCACTATAAAACAATTATTGGCGAATAAAAATGATTTAGGTGATGCAATGTATTATAATCTTAATGGACATCCAATGGTAGATGATGCAAATAATACCTACAAGGTAGAACTTGTCCCATCTGATATAACTGATTCTGAAAAAGAGGAGTTAGCAAAATTAAGGGGAACTACTGCTGATGGAAAGGATATGTTATTTGTAAAAATGCAACAAGATAAAAATGGATTGCCAATAGCAAATCTAACGGATGACCAATCAAAAATATTCGAAAGTGTAACTAGAAATCATTTTAATAATTTGGCTATGGATAAATATTCAATAAATAAACCTAACATTACGAATGTCAATGTAAATTCAAATGAAAAGAAAGAATCTGCTACTATTACAAGAGTAAGATTAGGTGATGAAAATGCAATTAAAGATATGGTTGCGCAAATGCCAACTCGCAAGATAACAATAGGGGCTGCAAATTCTAAAGGAGAGGGCAAATCATATATATATGACCCTGAAAATAAACTACTTACAATAGATATAATAGATAAGGAATCAAAACCTAAATATGATAGCAATGGGGATATTATACCAGAAGATAATACAAGAACATTTGATTTGAATTATGAACCTGATATGGAATATCTAATGCGATTACTTAATGAACCAGAATTGCAAAAAGTTGGTAAGTACTCACCAAAAAAAAGGTAAAAAACTATGACCGATAACTACTTAGATACGCCCACTAATGATACACCGCATTTGCAATTCAAAACATTGCCTAGCTTTACTGATGAAACGGCTGTTGACTATACGCCACATTTGACCTTAGACAGAGTAAATAAAATTGATTTAAGCCAAGATGTACCTACGCCCCAAGAACCGCAACAACAAGATATTAATATTGATGTAGATTGGTATAATTCACAAGTTGATGCTTACAATAAAGATAGCAAGGATAAAGTACAAAAAGCATCTTCACCGCAAGATGTAGATAAAACTGAATACCTAAATGTTGTAAATCATTTTAATAATCGTGTAGTTGAAAATTACAACCTACTTGCTAAGAAATATAAATTACCTAGTGTAAATTCAGTTGAAGAAATTGACAATGATAAGCATAAGCAAATGGTGGATTTGGAAGACTCTGATTTTGTAAAAAAGGCTAATATTGAAGATGAGCGAGTTGCACTCCAATATGGGATTAAGTTTAAACCTTATAAAAATGCACATGAAGCAACAGTTTTAAGGAAAGAGTTATATGCTAATGCGAACAAAATAAATGATGCAAAAAATGCTAGTAAGGCAAGTGAGTATTTTAAAATCATAAATGCGCAGTTAGTTGAAAATGGGATGAAGCCATATTCGACTAAAGAAGAAGCGGTAAGAGATGCTAAGAATATCCAACAAAAAATATACGACTTTACAACAAAACAATATAAAGAAAGTACAATAAATGGTGTTCCGCCAAATGAGTTTTTTGCAAATAATACACCTTCTTTTCGCCACTACCTTCTACTTTAGGATTGGCAGAAGCGTTATCTTCTGTGGATATAGGTTTTTGTAATTGCGGTTCGGGTACTTCTATACTTAAATCAATAGGCTTAGATATATT